ACTGGTCAACAGTGCCGTTAACTTCATTGACGAGCAGTTCATGCCCGGTTGGGAGTCAGCGCAAAAGTACTACGATGGCCTGACTGACATCCAAACTGTCAATGGGCGCTCCAAAGTCGTGATGACAGCAGTGCGGGACGCGATCCGTAGTGCGCGTCCATCCTTGCTGCGTATCTTCCTGCAAGCAGACACCATCGTTGAGTTTGTGCCAAACGGCTCTCAGTCAGCCGCTTTGGCCGCACAGCAGTCCAAATTCGTCAATTCGCTGTTCTTCCGCTCAAACGGCTACCAAGCACTCTACGATTGCATCCAAAATGCCATGCTGAAAAAGCTAGGCGTGATGAAATTCTGGTTCGATGACTCGACTGAAGTCAAATACTACGATCTGACTGCCCTTCCGACTGAAGAAATTGACCGCATCTCCGCGCAACCTGACGCCATGCTCTTGTCTGTGACGCCTTCCGCATCGCAACCCATCGCAATCTCCCCTGATGGCACAGCAATCCAGCTTTTTGACGCAGAAGTTGCAATTTACGTCAAAGGCGGCAAAATCTGCGTCGAAAACGTGCCTTTGGAGGAGTTTTTCATCGACGAAAACGCCTCAAACATCGAAACTGCCCGCGTTGTCGGGCATCGCCGCCAAATGCGCGTGGGCGATGCCGTTGCGATGGGCCTCCCGTTTGACGAACTAGACAACCTCGACACAATCGACGTTGAACTCTACGCAGGAGCGGGCGAATCCGAATATCGCCGTGGCTACATGAAAGTCACGGAGCAAGAATCAATAGACCGCATGATGCGGCTTGTTCTCATCACGGAATGCTACGCACGTTACGATCTTGATGGCACTGGCATCCCACAACTCTATCGTTTCTGGCTTGGCGGCACAAATTACGACCTTCTACAGCACGAACGCGCCTCACAAGTTCCATTTGGCCTCGTATCCATCGACCCCGAACCAAATACTGTCTTTGGCAAGTCCATCTATGACGTTACACGCCAAGAACAAGACACAATGACCTCGCTTCTACGGGCGACAGTCGATAACGCACACCTTTCAAACAACCGCCGCCTTGCTGTTCACGACACGCTCGTGAACATGGATGATGTACTGAACCCCGCTGTAGGCGCTCCAATTCGCTTCAAGTCAGCAGGACAAATCCAAGAAATTGGGGTTCAGTCCACCATCTCGTCCATGCTGCCTCTCTTGCAGTTCCTCAAGCAAGACACGGAGCAGAAAGTGGGCATCACTGGCGCTGCAATGGGCATCGACCACGATGCCTTGCAGTCCACCACCCGCGAAGCGGCCATGAACACGATCCAGCTTTCGCAAGGCCAGATCGAAGTCATGGCCCGCAACATTGCGGAAGGCTTGAAGACTGTCTTCAACGGCCTCCTCAAACTGTCCATGTGGCATATGCCGCGCCAGCAAGTCATGGAAGTGAACGGCGATTACGTCCCCGTAGACACCGCCATGTTCGATCCTACGCTGTATATGCGGGCCAACGTGGGTCTAGGCACTGGGGAGGCTACAGAGAAGCTGGCGGGCCTACAGGGCGTCCTAGCGCAGCAGAAAGAGATCGTAGCGACCCTTGGGCCGTCCAACCCCATCGTGACCTACCGCAACATCTACAACACGCTCGAAGACATGACGAAGCTGTACGGCATCTACAACGTCAGCCGCTACTTCTCCCCCGTCACGCCGGAAGTCGAGCAAGTCCTCGCCCAGCAAGCCCAACAGGCCGCGCAGAACCAGCAGCCTGTGGTTGACCCCGGCACTGCCATGATCGAAGCCGAAAAGATCAAGGCACAACTCAAGGAACGCGAACTCTACGTCACTTCGATGCTAGAGGAGCGCCGCCTTGCGCTGGACAACCAAATCCGCGCCTTGGAGTTTGCAGCCAAGGACGATCTTGAGCGGGACAAGATGGCCCAAGACCTCGAAATCGCTGCCTCGAAGTCAGCAATCGACAAACAGCGGATTAAACTGGAGCAGGATAAAGTCAGGATGGCTCCTTACGACACCCCTGTGCCTGAACCGATCACGCCGCCGCCCGCGCCAGCCACCCCAGCGGAGGCCACGCAGTCAGCAAACACAATTCCTCCTGCTGGAGTGATGACGAATGGCTGATCCCTTCACAAAAGCCCGCCGCGCCCGCGAACTGCTTGAGGATTCGGTTGTGACCGAGATCACCAACCAGATGGTTGCAGAGGCTTTTGCAGAATTTTGTTCCGTTGATAGTCAAGATACTGTAAGGATGACTCACATTCACGCCAAAGTCAGGGCCGTGGATGAATTTCGAGCAACGCTTCGCAATATCGCAAGGCAGGTCGATGAGAGGAAACCCTAATGGCTCTTGAAGCCGGACAACCAACTGGCAAGATGTCTATGGATGACATCGCTGCCTCCATGATCGTCTCCGCTGACCCTGAAAAGGAGGAGGAGACTACCGCTGACGCTGCGGACGATAGCGTAGAAGACCAAGTTGCTACATCTGAGTCAGATGCTGACTCAGACGCCACCGCCACCGATGATGCCGCCAATGAAGATGATGAAAACTTCGAGACTATCCAACTAACCGACGATACGCTTATCCCGGTGACAGTAGATGGAGAGGGTCGAGAAGTAACGCTCGCTGACTTGAAACGTGCCTATTCTGGTGAAGGAGCAATCGAAAAACGACTGCAAGTTGCCACTGAAACCAAAAAACAGGCCGAAAGCCTGAAGGTCCAAGTGGAGCAGGAGTTAAACTCTGGCCGTCAGAACCTCGTGAAAGCATTCACAGCCTTCGAGAGTTTGATGTTCCAGTCTCAAGTCCCACAGCCTAATCCTGCACTTCAGCAAACCAACCCTACCCAATACCTCATCCAACTAGAGAATTGGCGGGCGGAGCAAGGTGAACTTCAAGAGAAGCGATCCAAAGTGCAACAAGCTGTGTCGCTGTTCCAACAGCAGGAAGCAGAGCAACTCAATCAGATGAAGGCAAACGCCGCTCATCGCCTTGTTGAAGCAATGCCAGTGCTGCGCGATCCCGTAAAAGGGCCAGAAATCCAGCGAATGATGGTAGACGCCGCTCGTGCATACCAATTCAATGATGCTGAACTGTCCGAAATCGTGGATCATCGACTGTATCTCGTGCTGGCTGACGCCGCTGCCTACAGGCAACTGAAGGCGAAAGGGCAAGCCGCACCCCAGAAGCAGACGAAGGCAACAGTCACCATGAGGCCCGGAACGTCTAAAACTGTCGCTGCTGCGTCTTCAATCGCTCGGAACCAGAAGGCCGCTCTGGAAACCGCTCGCAAGTCAGGTCGCGTCGAAGACATCGCCGCCACCATGCTTGTCCGCAAACCGAAAAGGTGAACTATCATGGCAGTTGATGCACAAACCATCGAAACGTATGACAACACTGTCATTCGTGAAGACCTCGAACAGCAGTACACGATGATCTCCCCCGAGGAGACGCCGTTCCAGACTGCTATCGGTGTCGGCCCCGCCGCAACCAACACTTATCACGAGTGGACTGTTGTGGAACTGGCCTCGCCCTCGACCTCGAACCGCGTCATCGAAGGTGACGATGCTCCCGGCGAAGACAACGGCACTCTTGGCAAGCGTTTTGGGAACTACACCCAGATCAGCGACAAGATCGTCTCGGTGTCGAACACCTCGGAAGCTGTTGACGCAGCCGCCGAAAACGTCCAGCGTTTGGCCGCTCAGGTTGCCATCAAGCTGAAGGAAATGAAGCGCGATATGGAAGCCATGTTGCTCCAGAACATCGCTGCTGCTGCTGGCTCGTCGGGTACTGCCCGTCAGGCTGCTGGTCTGCCCGCTTGGCTGCGTACCAACATCGTTCTGGGTTCGGGTGGCGCTGCGCCCACGCTCTCCGGCACGACCACTGGTTATCCCAACGCTGCCCTGACTCCGGGAACGGCGGTTGTTTTGACCGAAACCAACCTGAATAACGTCATTCAGTCTTGCTGGAACGAAGGCGCTTCGCCTTCGATCATCATGGTCAACGCCAACAACAAGCGCGTCATCTCGAAGAACTTCACGGGTAACGCCACTCGCTACAAGGACGCTATCGACAAGCGTCTGACTGCCGCCATCGACATCTATGACTCGGATTTCGGTGAACTTTCGGTCGTCCCGAACCGCTTCCAGCAAACCACCGCCACAGACAACTACTCGGTGTATGTGCTGGACCCCGAATACGCGAGCCTCTCGTTCTTGGAGACTCCGCGTCAGACGGAACTGGCCCAGACGGGCCACGCAAAGCGCCGCATGGTGCATTGCGAATACACGCTGAAAGTCTCGAACGAGAAAGCCCACGGCGCGATCCACGCGACCACTGGCGCAGCGGCCTAACATCAACTGGGGCGGCGGAGACGCCGCCCCTACCTCCAGCATAGGTGCATCATGGCTGACGTAACTGAACTCGCTGTCGAACTTGCTACTGAAGAAGTTGCGCCTAAAAAGCGCGCAAAACCTGCTACGGCCAAATACGAAGTCATCAACGGCGCAATCAGCCCCTACGGCGGCGGCATGGAGACGTTGATTCAGCCCGGTTCCGTTGTTGAACTGCCGACTGACTTGGCTGTGCATTACAACAAACTCGGCTACCTCAAGCCCTACATTGAGGAATAATATGTTCCTGCCATCTTCGCCCATCGTTGAAAAACTGTATCTCAATCCAAATGGGACGCAGTTTCACTTCGTCAAAACGCAAGATGTGCAGGGCATCTTAGACGCAGCCAAGGATGCAGCGGAGACGCTGCGTCCTAACACTGGCCCCGCTGGGGGCAAATACCTCGGCACAGTGCCTGTCCTGATCGCCCAGCAATGGGCAAAAGAGTGCGGCGCGTCAGTAGGGTCGCGTGAGTGGGCAATCTATGCTAAAACAAAATTACGCGATGGAACGTGGGCTAGACTAAGGGTGCATCAGAAATGAACTACGCTGACTTCAAAGCCTACCTTGCGCGGTTCCTTTTGCGGAACGGCGACACAGTGTTCGAGGCAGACCTCGACAACATCATCAACATGGGTCACGCCCGCCTGAACCGCGATCTGCGGATTCAGCGCATGGTTGTCGTCGCAAGCACCGCCCTGACTTCTGACATGATTGGTTTACCTTCTAATTACTTAGAAATGCGGACAATCACATCTGATAGTCCTCCTGCGCCCATGCAGTATGTTTCGCCATTTGAGCGCGAGCGCATCAAGCTGATAAACGCCAGCACGTTTCAGCCAGTCTACACTATCACTGGGGACGCGATCTTTTTTGTCGGGCCAATGTCGGCTTCCGACAATCCAGCCCGCTCAGTCATCCTGACTTACTACAGCAAAATCCCTGACTTTGCGGCCACCAACACTTCGTGGCTGGCCGATGACTATCTCGACCTCTACACCTACGCCGTCCTGCGCCACACTCCTACTTATTTAAAAGAGGACGAACGTGTGGCACTATGGAAGAATGAGTATGACGAGACGCTTGCGTCTGTCATTAACGCTGAAGCTGGTCGTCGTTATGCGGGAAGCCCGCTGCGCGCCCCCATGCCGGGAGTTGTTGCATGAGCCTGACTCAAGCTATGTCTATGGATTTTCCTGCGCCGCCGATTGTGTCCGTGTACACGACCCACAACCGAGGGTTTACCCCAGAAGAAGTGGCGGCGCGGTGCGCGGACAAGTTAATGCACGTTGCCGAAGCTGCGCCTCCGGCAATCAGAGATCAGGCTTTTGCATTCAAAAGTCAGATCGAAAAGGTTGTGACGGCCTACATACGCGAGGCTATCGCCAGCGACCGTACAACTGTGTATAATGCGCTCAACGATGCAGGTCGACCTGACCTAGCTGAACTCATCAGGAGGCTCTGACATGGCATTTTCCGGAAATTTTATGACCACATCGTTCAAGACGGAACTCTTGAAGGGATGCCACGATTTCACGCTGACGACAGGCGATGCGTTTAAGTTGGCTCTGTACGATAACACGCCCAGCTTTACGGCGGCGACCACGGCCTACACGGCCACCAACGAGGTCGGCGCGTCTGGATCTTATGCTGCCGGCGGCGGCACATTAACCAACGTCACGGCGGTAAACTCAGGCACGACGGCATTTACCGACTTCTCCGACCTGACGTTCACCACGGCGACCATCACGGCCTACGGTGCGATGATCTACAACTCGACGCCGAATACCACATCGTCGGCTGGCCTGACGAACCCGGCTGTGGTCATCTTGGACTTCGGCTCGGCTAAGACCTCGACCGCTGGCGACTTCAGCATCGTGTTCCCCGCAGCCGCTGCATCGACGGCCATCATTCGGATTGCGTAATGCCTAGATTAGTCAACCGCGCCAAGATGACGACATCGACCACGGGGACAGGCACAATTACGCTTGGCTCCGCGTCATCAGGTTTTCAATCATTCGCTGCGGCTGGTTTGCTCAGTGGCGAGACGGTTCGCTACACGATTGAGGATGGACTGAATTGGGAAATCGGCACAGGTGTTTTTAACACATCCGGCACGACCCTATCGCGGACGCTTACATCGTCTAGCACTGGGTCGCTGCTGTCGTTGACAGGCTCTGCGGTGGTCTTTGGTACGGTCGCGGCGGAAGATTTAACGACTATAAATGCTGGAGATGGCACAGTAAGTTTGCCGTCTTATACTTTTGACAGCGACAAAAATACTGGCGTGTATAGACCTTCTGCCGATGCGTGGGCCATTGTTACTGGCGGCACAGAGCGTGTGCGGGTGGACAGCAGTGGTCGCGTGGGAATTAATACAATTTCGCGGGCTTCGAGTTTTGACAAGTTGCTACACGTTTATCGCAGCGACACTGATCAAACCGCACAGGTTCAAGTTGAACAGGCTGGATCAGGATCACCCACTTTAGGTTTTCTAAAAACAGGCGCAGCTGCTTTTTTGACTGGTCTATACAATTCTGACAACTCCTACCGCATTGCGGCTAGTGGGGCTGATCTGAACACAAATACAAGATTTGTTATCAGTAGTGCTGGCGCTGTTACCATTAACAACCTCGCAGGATCAGGCACACGCACTGTCACCGCAACTTCTACTGGCGTTCTCGCCGCAGCATCCGACAGTCGCCTAAAGCAAGAAGTGCCAGAAGCATCTATCGCTGGACTTGCTGAGATTATGCAACTGCGTCCTGTGGCCTACAAATGGCTGGATGACATTGAAAATCGTGGCGATGATGCCGCCGTTGAACTTGGCTTCTTTGCTGATGAAACTAAGGATGTCATCCCATCTTCGGCCCCTATGGGAACCGATGGATACTATGGCTTCTACGACCGCGCAATTATCGCAGCACTGACAAAAGCTGTTCAAGAACAGCAGCAAATGATCCAAGCCCTACAAGCGGACGTTGCAGCGTTGAAGATGCTTTAACCCTTGTCCGCTGTTAAAGGATGACATAAATGCTTGGCTCATTCCCCTTAGCCGCTACGCCCCTAGCGGATGATGGGGGAGCAAACGCAGCCCTAACTACAGTTACAATAATTCTAACCGCAGGGACATCTTTTACAGTCCCAGCCAATTGGAACAATTCCAATAACAGCATTGAGGTCATTGGCGGTGGCGGCTCTGG